ACCTTTTCTTTTCCAGAAAAAAAGAAAGGGACACGCGAGAAGACGACGCGACGAAACGGCGACACGGCGACACGGCGAAACGGCGACGGGATTCCGGCAGAGGGTGTAAAAGGACGGTTGACGGTGGACGGTTTGGGGTTGCTAGGCTTTAGAAACGGTCGACGGTGGACGGTTTGGGGTTTGAGGTGAGTGTTGTATCATCTTTTGTTTTTGGATGCAATGGCGAGGTGTTTTTGGAACAAAGACGGTTTGGGGGGTTAAGAACGGTCGACGGTATATAGGTTTTTAAGACGTTGACAATTGACTATTTTGTTGTGTTTACCCTTTATTTTAGTGTTAAGGTCGACGATGGACGGTGGACGGTCGAGGACGGGGGCGAGCTTTCCATTTTCGTCCTTATTCTATAAGCCTTTTTCGCCGTCCTTGCTTTTTTTTCGATTTACTATATACTATTTTCTAACAGGTACGCAACACCATAAAACAATGACAAAAGAAATAAGTCAAGAGGAACGAGCGGTGCGAGATGCAGATTTTAAGAGTCGACATATGCGATTTGACAAGGAACTAAAGGAATTGATAGCAAAATATGAGGTTACACTAGAGGCAGAACCGTTTATCTTTCGTGGATTGATGGTCGCGAGGCCGTCAGTGAGCGATGCTAAAGTGTGGGATAAGGTCGAGGATGGGAAGTCGACGGTCGAGGGTGGGGATAAAAACGATGGAGGGTCGACGGTAGAGGGTGGGGATAAAAGATAGACGGTTTTTTGTGGAGGGTTTTCGGTCGAGGAGGGGGGGGTAGCCATACATAGCACCCGGCAAAACGGCGATGAAGTGGGTCCCCCCACCTCCCAAACCGTCGACCGTCCCCCGCCTTTCCCGACCCTCCATAATCCATTAACTATTGACCACCGTCAATAAACAATGTAAAATTTTAAAAAAAATATTTAAAAATTTACAACCCCCTACCCCTATTCGAAAAACCGTTTTTCAAAAAAAAAATTTTAAAAAATATGGAAAAACCAAAATCAAGATCAAGGCCAAGACCAGACAAACCACCTCTTAAAAGAGGTAAAGGTTTTGTGAGATCAGCCGACAAGATGAGGATGCAATTAGTTTTTCATGATTGGAAAAAGAATGGCTTTAAGTCTTTAGGTAAATCTATGATCAGACACGGGTACTCGCCAAAATCAGAACCGCATGATATGACCAAATCTATGACCTGGCAGCAAATAATGAAGGAAGCTATGCCAGATAGTTTTCTTATGGAAAAACACGTAGAGCTTTTGAACGCCAGAAAGACGGAGATCGTAGAAAGTGTTGAGTTCAATGAAGAAACTGGACTGAATGAAAAGGTAAAAAAACTTGTCGACCTTGGGCCAGATGTCCAGGCCGTTGGTAAGGGCTTGGAGATGGCATATAAACTTAAAGGATCTTTCAATGTTAAGGATGATGGCGAGGGTAGTCGACCAGCCAATTCCACGATTTATAATTTATTTTATAAACCGGAAATTAGAAATAGTGTAAAGCAATTAGAGGCAGCGCTAACAAAACAATTATATGGTGAACCACTTAAAGACGATGACGGCACAATACCTGAAAACTTTGGCGGATCGTCTACAACCCCCTACGATGACACCAGTAACGATGTCGGACGTGGAGAGGTTGACAATGGAGATTCAGGAGAAGATGATGGAACTTCGGGAAAAGATGAGTGATATTCCTGTTGAGGATATTGGCGATGGTAAGGCTGTATTCTTGCCAGAAATGACGGACGCGGAATACGATGAGTATGATCGCAATGTCGTGCAAGGTTGGGGTAAGGTGTTGAGTAAATTAGGAATAAAATAATATGATTGAACCAATAAATAATAAGATTCTTGTGGAAGTGGAGAAAGAAAAGGATGTGGAGGATAAAGGTGGATTTGTTGTGGTCAAAACAAGGAAGGATAGTTTACTCAAAGGTACTGTTGTTGCAGGGGGTGGTTTTAATCCCGGTACAGTTATTTACTTTGCGGCCTACGGGTACGAGGAGATAGATGGGAAGATTTTGGTGGACTATAGTCAAATATGGGCCTATGAGCGAAAGATTGATTAAGCGTATTGAGGACAACCGGGAATTACGATCACGGATCAAACGTAATGAGCAAAATTATAATGATCATATGTCGGTAATTACTAGTTCTGCGGATATTCTTGTTTTAGATTTTTGGTGTAAATCTTGTAGCAAGGACGTGTCGGCGACCGGCCATAAGCGTGTAGGTACTGCGGGTGTGTGGCCTACAGCTTGGTACGTTGCCAAGTGTTTATGTGGTGGATCGTTGTTGCGACGGTTGACGGATAAGAGCAAGGATGAATATTTTAGGTTATCGGAAAATATAAAGTACCAGCGTGTGCGCAATTATAATGATATGCTAACTCCGGCTGATGACTTGTTTAAAGTAATATACCCAAAGGAATATGCACGAATTACCTCCAAACAACAATAACTTTAAGAAGAAGAAAAGCAATACTCCACAAGTGGATGAGTTTTCTCTTTTGGCTTGGATTATGGAGAATAAAATTAAGACAGAGAAAGGTGACGATGTGGATTTTTCTGATCGTCTTTTTTTGATTGAGATTTTAAATGATTGGTCGCAGAATATTGTGATTAAAAAAGCGGCGCAGATTGGAGGGTCGGTGTCATTTAATATTAAAGCGTTGTTCGCTGTGTTTAAAATGGGTTGGAACATTCTTTATACTTTTCCGACAGACTCGGACGTTAATGAGTTCGTTTCTACAAAAACTAACAAAATTATACAGATGAACCCGCATGTTTTTGGTGGTATGAGATATGACAACATTGAGCGTAAAAGTCTTGGCGACCGTAACCTTTTCTTCAAAGGTACAGTGTCTAAGACTGCGGCCATCATGACCACCGCCGATCTGCTTATTCACGACGAGGCAAGTAGATCGGATCAATCAGTTTTGGAAACAATGAAGTCACGTTTGAAAGCATCGAAAGTGAAGGCTAGATGGTTGTTCTCTAACCCCACAACAGAGAAGGATGCGATTGATATTTCTTGGAAAAAATCAGATCAAAAAGAATGGTTTATTCGATGTGGTGCTTGTAAGGATGAGCATTTTATGACGTGGCCAGAAAGTATCAACAAGGAAAAAAAGATGTTTGTTTGTAAGAAGTGTGGGGCGGAAATTTCTGATGAGCGTAGACGTAAAGGTTTTTGGAGAGCGACAAAACCAGGACGATCTATTTCTGGGTATCATATTTCCTTGATGATGGCTCCGTGGATTAGTGCGAAGGAAATTATATCTGATAGTGAGGGTGACCAGGAATATTTTTATAACTTCGTTTTAGGTGAGCCTTATTCACCGGGTGATGTGCGCGTTAGTCGATCTACAATCTTGGATAACTGGACACCGCACAATTTAGACACTGGTAGATACTATTTGGGTGTGGATGTTGGTAATATCAAACACTATGTTTTAGGTAGTGAGAAGGGCGTTTTGCGCGTTGGGAGGTTTACAAAATGGTCGGACTTGGATGAATTGATGAAACAATACAAACCACAACTTGTAATTGATGCCATGCCGGACAACACTATGTCGAAGTATTATGTGGAAAATTATAGAAATGCGCTGATGTCCTATTTCAACGACAATAAATCTAACCCGAAAACGCTTGTTTGGTGGGGTGAGGGGGACAAACAAGGTGTGGTGTACTCCAACCGTAACCGTATTATTGATCAGTTGATTGACGAAATATTAAACGCTCGTATTCTTTTTGGGATGGGAACCGATCAGGAATTAAAATTATATTTGCGACATTGGGAATCTTTAAGACGTACAAAGGTAACAGACAATAAAGGGATTGAATCGTATGAGTGGGAAAGTACGAATGGTGAAGACCACTATGTGTTTGCAACTTTGTATTATTATCTGGCACGTCTAGGATCTTCTTTTGGTGCATACATGCCGGACAACTTAAAAGGTATAGGTAAGCAACTGGACTCGAGTTCTGGATCGGCGGAAGACATTGGCGATATACTTGCAAAAGCAAATAATTGGCCAACTGAATAAAGTTATACACAATTACAAACTTGACAAAATTTGATTTTAATAAAATAAGTTATATACTCTAAATATTATATGGATTACCTGGCCAATCTTAATGACAAACAATTGTGCGATTATATAAATAATCGAAAAGCTAGTTCCGACACTATTTGGAATATTGTAAAAACTACGTATACCAAAAATATAAATGCCTACAAAAATGAACCAGAGTGGTTGAGTGAATTGCCAAAGCGTAGAAGTAAAGTACGCGACAATAGAATATACGTAAACACAGAGGCTGTAATAAACTCAATTATTGCTAATCCTCCAAAACCAATAATTACTCCTGGGCGCGAAACACCAGAAAGTAAAAAGCTTGCAATGAATCAGGAAAAATTTTTCCAGGACATGTACACAAAAATAAATGTGAAAGCTGAAATGAGAAAAGGATTGAGAAATCTTTACTTTTCACGTTTAATAGTTTTAAAACCATTTTGGAACTCAGAAAAGAATAATTTTGATGTAAAAAGTTTAGACCCTCGTAAGGTTAGATTTTCTGCCAAGTCTACAAAAGAAGATAATAGTGAGTTTGCAATTGAAGAGGTACGTGATACTAAATTTGCAATTTATGAAAGATTTAAAAAAGAAGGCGAGGATGAGAAAACAAAAGAGTTTAATCAAAAACTATTGAAAGAACTTGGTAATGGGAGAGATTCTAGTGAATTGCTTATTTCCGGTGAAGAGGTGGAATATGAGGAGGCGTGGTGTGGTGACTATTTGGTATGTAAATACGGCAATTTGATTTTAAGTCGTGGAAAAAATCCATATTGGGATTGGGATGGTGTACAAATTACCGATAAAGAGGAGATTGAAATTTTAAACAAACAAACAAAACAAAGTAGAGTAAAAGAAATCTTACAAAAAAATGCTTTAGGGATAGAAACGCCTACAGAAAGTCCGAATGAAGAAGACACTGTAATACACGAACAAAAAGAAAAAGCTGCTTATTTTTATAATCACTTTGACCGTCCACGCAAACCATATATTTTTGCTACTATTTTTAATAATGAAGACAAGCCAATAGGTGAAACTGATTTTATTACACAAGCTATTCCTCTGCAAGAAGATATTGATGAAACAAAAAGAAACATTACAGAAAACGCACGTATTGTGAACGGTATTGTAAAAGTTGATAGTAGTGTAATGGATCAGGCCGAAGCAAATAAATTACGCTGGGAAACAGGTGGTGTTATCTGGGGGAAAGGTGTATCGAGTGGTGTGCAAAGAGAAACAGGATCTCCACTTCCTGCTTTTGTGCAACAAAATCTTGACGATAGTAGAAAAGAAATTGACGATATTATGGCCTCTTCATCTGCTTTCCGTGGTGTGCGTGAAGGGCAAGAAACTCGTGGTGGTCGTTTGGCTTTGATTGATCAATCTTTTTTGCGTTTAAATGAATTAGTACAAGTTGTTGATTATGTAAACTATGAATTATTTAATTGGTTTTATCAACTTGCAAAAGTTTTTTATACGGAACATCACTACGCAAAAACCATGGGAGCAGATCGTGCTACTGAAACTTTGACTTTGATGCGCGATGATATGGAAGATGGTACAGAAGTTCGCGTATTAGAAGGTAAAACTCTACCAGAAGATCGCCAATTCAAATATGAACAAGCACAAGAGGATCTTAAAAGTGGTGTGCTTTCTCCTGTCGATTATCTACAGATTGCTGGTTATGATGCACCTGCGGATAAGGCAAGAAACCTTGTAATTTGGGGACTAGACAAACCAACAGCTGTTGGAATGACTAAAGAAGAAGTTGCTGCAATTTCTCCACCACCTCAACCAGAAGAAAAGGCACCGACACTTTCTATAAAGTTTGAAGATTTAACGCCAGACGCAAAAATTCAAGCACTTGCAAAAATTGGAATAAACGCTGATCCACAAATTGTTGCAGCAGAAAACTTGCGTAAAATTAAAAACGAGGATAAACTAAACAATAAGAAAGAAATGGAAACACCTACCAAAAAAGAGTAGGTGGATTAAAAAAAATAATTCTGACCAAGCAACGTGATAAACGGGGGCAGTCAAAAGAAATATGCCAGAACCAATATTTGAGTTGACAAGTAACAGTGATGAGCCAACACCCATTGTTGAAACTCCTACACCAAGTGAAACATCTACTCCGGAAGTGAAAAAAGAGGAAACTCCTGTTGTGCCTGATTCGACAGAAGTTCCAGGAACGGAAACTCCAAAGACCGAAAATCTTATGGAATTACCTGACGGGAGAAAAGTAAGTCCCGAACAGTTCCAAAAACAGTGGAAAGAACACTTTTATCCAGAGTTTACGCGCAAGTCGCAAGAACTCGCTAGATTAAAGGAAGGCAATCCACAAAAACCAGGCGTTAATAATCCCGACGAGCCGGCTACTCCTGAATGGAAAGACCCTAACTACGAACCAAAAACTTATGCAGAGATCATTGAGATCGCTACAAAAGAGGCCGAAGCTAGGATCTTCCAAAAACAAGAGGCAGAAAATAAAGCAAGGTTAGAAGTAGAAAATCGTGTAGCACAAGACCTGGCAGAAATTAAAAAATTGGACCCGAATTTGGATGAATCAAAACTCTTTGCTCACGCAAATAAATATGGTTTTACAGATTTAAAATCAGCACATGCAAATTATGCAGATGTCCAAGCAATGATTTTAGCCACAGAAGGTAAAGTGTTAAAAAACATCCAAAAACGTGAAGTACCTGTTGCAGGAAGTAATAATCCTAAACCGGTTGTAAACAACGAAGATATTGACCGAAATTCTATTGGTAACTTTGCATCAGCTTCTGATTACTTTAGTTCACTCAAAGGGAAATAATTTTAATAAATTATTTATATGGTATTCAATGAAGCTATTACAACAACAACTCGTAACTTTATAGTTCCGAGAGTGTATGACACAATTACTAAAGGATCACCAGCCCTTTTGATGCTTTTGCAAAACGCAAAATCTTGGAAGACTGGAATCAAATATTCTTTCCCAATCAAATATCAAGATACTACTAATGGTGGTAATGTTGGTATTGCTGATAAGTTAGATACTGATCGTCAAAATAACAGAACAATGCTAGAGTTCGAAGTTAAAATGGCTACAAAACCGGTAGTTGTTGCAGACATCGAAACTACTCTTAACCAAGGTGAAGAGCAAATTGTTGACCTTTTGGAAACAGAATTTGACTCACAAGCTCAATCTATTTCTATGTTGATGGCTCAAAACCTATTCACAGGAAATGGATCTGGAAATTCTTGGGACTCATTGTATGAGGCTGGAGATGACGGTACAAACTTCTCAACTTATGGTGGAAAGTCTAAATCGACTTATACATCTTTGAAAGGGTACTACCTAGCATCTGCGGGTACAACTACTCTTGCAAAACTAGCTACCGCGTATGACGCTGTAACTGTTGGTGTAGATAAACCATCTGCAATTCTTACAACTAAAGCTATTTGGTCAACTTACGAGTCACTTTTGACATCTACAATTCGTGCTAACTACACGACTTCTGGATATCCAAAAATGAACGCGTTTGGAACTGTACCAAGTAAAGAAGGTTTGGGAGCAGAACAAGGATTTGATGTACTTTACTTCCGTGGGGCGCCTATCATAAAAGATGAGCAAATCCCTTCTGGACGTATTCACTTCTTGAACCAAAACTATTTTGGATTCAAAGGTGTAAACATTAAAGGAAAGAACATTAAAAACCTTAACTTCAAAAAGACTAACGAAGGTGTACCATTAGGTGTAGTTGGTAGAATCCCTACAACTCTTGGATTTAACTTCCGTGACTTGATGAATCCTGTTGATCAATTGGCAGAAGTAGGTCACATTATTTATGCTGGAAACTTCATATCTGAAAACCCACGTACACAAGGATCAATGGTTGGAGCGAGTTAAAATCCAACTATCTGGAATTTCCAGATAACTCAAATTAACAAGTGAGTGCTACTCACAAAATTGCCGGAGGCTCGGAACCAGAAGGCTGAAAATAAAAAATAAAAAATATTATGAACCCTATTACTTTTCAAAACGTAAAAGATACTTCGACAGCACCTGTATTCAATGTTGGTCAGAGAGCGCAAACTCCTGATGGACGTGAGTGGGTGTATGTAAAAGCATCGGCAGCTGTATCTGCCGGAAATGTTGTTGTCCCTGCGGCTACAACTTCTGTTGGTACAACTGTTACATCTTCAACTGATTCACAAGGTAGAATTGTTTACATCACAAAAGCTTCGGCTGGATGGACAGTAAATCAATTTGCCGAAGGATCAGTGTTGGTAGATGGTGGTACAGGAACTGGACAAGTTGCAAAAATCAGAGGTAACACTACTGACACTTTGGAACTTTACGCAGATTCTGCACTTGCTACAGCGCTTTCTACAGACTCAACTATTGAAATCTGGACTAACTTCACAGTTAGAAAAGCCGTTGTCACAACTAAAATCCAAAACGCTGTTGGTATTGCACAAGTTGATTTAGCGGCTGATTCTTACGGATTCGTGCTTACTCGTGGAATCGGACGTGTAATTGCTGGTGAAGTTCTAACAGTTGGTGGATCATTCGTAACTGGTGATGACACTGCTGGACAAGTTGTAAAAGGAACAACTGCAAAAGGTGAATTTGACGAACAAACTCTTGGTAGATGTGTAGCGGCAAACTCCGCTGCTGACATTGGGGCCATGGTGTTTGTAACAATCTCATAATTGTTGCTGGTATCCATCACTGAAAAGTGGTGGATATTATGCAGAAATTATCATCTGCCCTTGGGACGATCAAGCCCATGGATTAAAAAAAATAAATTTTAAATTATGGAACATAATGAAAAGGATTTGAAAATAGTTAGAGTTAATAATATTTATGACTTTGACTTTGATGGCGAATTGGGTGCGCGCTTTGGCGGGCGCGACTTCTTGATACCTGCCGGCGGATCATTACTAACCCCTCTTACTCTTGGTGAACACCTTGCAAAACATCTTGCGCAAGCATATTTGCTTAAACAAGAAAAAAATAGAGTTGCACAACCTGGAGATGAGTCAAGAAAGCTATGGGACGACGCAACCATCGAAAAGATGATGAAGGAAATTTTGACTGATGAACTTACAGAACCTAAAAAAGCTGTAAAAAGTCAAGATGATTTAATGGAAGAAAAAATTAAAGAGCTAAACCAAGTTAAAGACGAAGGTGAAGAAGGAGAAACGGCAGCGGAAACTCCTGCGATGGAGCTTGTAGAAGGTGAAGAAAAACCTACTTACAAGGACAAAGCACAAGTTATTGCTGAATTGAAAAAAAGAAATATAACTTTTGATTCTCGCGCACCTAAAGCTACACTGGAAGCATTGTTAAAATAATTTATGAGTGATATAGAAAAACAAAGATTTGATGCCGTTTCTGAACTAAGCCAGATAGAGATGAAAATCTCTGATGCTAGAGTTGCTTTCGAAAAAATGAAAGAAGAAGAGGCCTCTTACATAAAATCAAGAGAAGACGTTGTTGTAAAAAAACTTAATGATCTTTCTGAAGATTTGTCAGGAGCTTTTAAAAGCTTTTCTGAAAACAAAGAAACTTTTGAAAAATTCAAAGGTATTTTATCTGAGTTTTCTATAAAAGTTGTTAATTTAACTTCTGAATTAAAAGAAGGTAGTAAAATGTTTTCTGAGGCTCTTGAAAAAGTAGATAAAGTTATTGAAGGTAAAGTTGCAAAAATCTCTGACGATGCTAAAAAAATGAAAGAAGAAAGAGAAGACCTCCAGAAAGAACTAGAAAACCTTAACAAATCTTTTGAAACTCTTGCAAAAAGAGAGTATGAGTTTAATACAATTAAAGTACAATTTTTGGCAAGATGGAATAAAGAACTAGAATAATATGTCAAACGCTAATAGAGATCAGAACAAAGTAACAGTAGTAATTGGTCAAGACGATTCTTCAAACAGTGTTGTCGAGGCAAAAGCGGACGAAACTACACACAGACTCTTGGCGACATATTTAGGAAATGATGGAACTTCTAATGACGGAATTGCAAAAAGAGATGAGAATCACGTACCTGTATTTATGGCCGTTTCAGCTGATGATGGGGAAACACCTGTAGCGATATTTGTAACAAGTGATGGCAAATTATTAATATAATTATAAATTTATGGAAAATGCAGAAAGAGATCAAAATCGGGTAACAACACTCATCGCCGTATCATCGGTCGATGGTGTCACACCTGTAAAATTGTATGCAGATCCGGTAACACATAGACTACTGGTTGATGTAACTGGTTCTGGTGCAAGCCCTTTGACAACCAAAGGTGATCTTTATACTTTTACCACGACTAATGCTCGCCTTCCTTTGGGAACAGACGGGCAAGTTTTGGTTGTAGATACTTCAACACCTTCTGGTTTGAAATGGCAAACGGCAGGAGCAGGAACTGGTGATGTCGTAGGCCCTGCATCTTCTACAGATAATGCCATCGCTAGATTTGATTCTACAACAGGAAAAATAATCCAAAATTCTGGTGTAACTATTTCAGATGTAAATGTTTTAACTGCGGCAGGACTAATAGACTCTTCCCTTACGATAAATCAAATAGTTGCTACAAATGGTTCCAAACAACTTGTAACTCTTGATACTGCAACTTACCCAACACTTGCTCAACTTGCTTTTGTTAAAGGTGTAACATCGTCAATACAGACACAGTTAGATGGAAAACAAGCAAGTGGAAACTATCTTACCGGTTTGTCTGGTGACGGATCAGCGTCTGGGCCTGGATCGGCTACATTAACTCTTGCAACAGTAAACGCTAATGTAGGAACTTTTGGATCTGCAACACAGGCCACTGTTTTTACTGTAAATGCTAAAGGTTTAATAACCGGAGCTTCACAAACAACAATTACACCAGCGATAGGATCTGTTACTGGAATGGGAACAGGTGTTGCAACATTCCTTACAGTACCATCTTCTGCAAATTTGGCGGCAGCAATGTCCGACAAAACGGGGACTGGTGTTTTGGTTTTTGCAACATCGCCAACACTTGTGACACCTATTCTTGGTGTTGCCACAGCTACATCAATAAACGGATTAACAATAACAACATCAACCGGTGCGCTGACTATTGCTAATGGCAAAACCGCTACATTCAACAATACTATCACTTTTGCCGGTACTGATTCTACACAAATGACTTTCCCGTCATCTTCTGCAACCATTGCAAGAACTGATGCTGGGCAAACATTTACCGGTACACAAATAATGACATCTCCAAAAATATTAACAAGTATTTTGGACACAAATGGAAATGTTGTGATTGGTCTTGTTGCAGAAGCATCGGCGGTAAATTACGCGGAATTTACAAATGGTGCCACTGGCAATCCACCGCATATCAGAGCAAAAGGATCTGATACAAATATTGGGCTATATCTTGT